AACTGTTTTACGTTTAAATGTAGAGAATGGATTTGTTTCAGTAAAACCCATCTCCATCCCATAAGAATAAACTTTCCTAGATATAGAACATACATAGTTAGCCAAGTATATTCCCCTGCCTAACCATTCTTCATATGCTCGTCTTGCTTTGTTGCCTGTCAACTTATTAACATTCATATCCCCAAGTTTTTTGGAATCAATTTTTGTACTTAGCATAACCCCAATACAATATTGATAATCTACTTTAGATTTTTCACCTAACATATTGAAATCACTAGATTTATAGTAGCTGTTAACAGCATCTTGTACTGATAATTTATTCATACTTTCTCCTTCCAAAATTGTTGCACTCCCCCCACCCATGACCGTACAGGAAAGTCTGTCATTGAAACAGACAAACTAACCCATACATTATAAAAAATATTACTAAGCCAAAGAGCACATCCATTATTTTGTATACTCATAAGAACCACTCCATCTACTGTAGTGACCATGTTCACATTCTACTTTAGCACCTACGATACTAGCAAGTTGTTGTTCCATTCCATCAATCTTACATATCATGTCGTAGTCTATTGGACATTTATCATCTGTCATAGAATTAATTTGTCTTAAATCTTCAAGCATATCTAATATTTGCTTTGCTTGATGCTTAGTTAAGTTTAGTATTTTATTTATTTCTTTTGTTTTCTTTTTAGTCATGTTACACCTCCAATGCTATATAAATACATAGTCCTATTATTAATAATTTACCATAATCTAAGTCATACTTAGTACTCTCTCCATACTTCTCTTCAAAGTGTGCTATTATTCTATGCCACATATTATTCTCCTTTCTTTTTATCAATGTATATTCTCATGTGTGTTGATTCAGCTTTGCTCTGACCCCAATAAGTTGCACCTGTTCCTCTTAACTCAGGCTTTATGTGTTGTCCACGTACTCGCATCTTATAAGAATCTCTGTTAAGATATTTCTTCATAGTGTCAACAAACTCCTGACCCTCTGTGTCGTTAGGTATCTCGCTGAACATATAACCACACCCTTTAGGTTGATTGTTGTAGTAGGAATCTTTCCAAAACTCAGCTTTACTTACTTCTTTCTGATACCTTTCTTTCCATATGTCAGAGGTTTCACTATCGTTAACAGATGATATGAAGTTATCTTCTGCTAGTTTCTTGTAGTTTTTATATTGATTATTCAACTCTTCATATGTACTCTTCTCAATCATGTTCATAGCTTTCTCTTGCCACTCATCACGTTGTTTAGCTAACCTAACTATCTTATGACTTAACTCTTCTATAGTTATATCACTAAACAATTTATCATATCCTCTTTCTTTCATGCTACTTCTCCTAATCTGTTATATCTATTGCGACTATATCATATTCATTAAGCATGTCTCGTATTTGCTCTACACTATATGCTTTAATATAAATATAAGTTGTAAAAGTTTCGCTACCATCTACTTTCCATTCTACATAATATCTATTCATCTTTAATCTCCCATCTATAAAATATGTGGTCATTTATTCTTGTTACATATGTCTTAGTATCTGCCCAACTAGGATTAACATAGTGTGCATGGTAATGTGTAGCACCTTCGACAAGGTCATCTATATGTCCATTGTATACACCATTTGCAATGTGCATAGCAGTTCTCCATGCCTGATGTTCTCTAGGCTTATCACTCTTGCCATCACAGTACCAACTGAATTGACATCTATTCTTGATAGGAAAGTCAGGCTTCCATTTGTAGGTTGCACCTTGCTTAACTACGTCACATACTGTGTTGGGGTATCGTGTATCTTTTACCCTATTCATCACAACTTGTGCGACTGCCACTTGCCCTACGTAACTTTGATTCTTAGATTCGTGATACACGTTGAGTGCTAGACACATTAATGATTCCATTAGCATTAGTATATCTCCTCGCCATTCTCACTCATTATAAATAAGAACCCACCACTATTACCCTCAGGGTCAGAACTTACGGCTACCTTGACATCTTCATACTTAGGTTTAGTTAATATAAACTCAGGAAAGCCTTCTGCATCTTCTCCTAAGAATTTTTTTATTCTAAATCCTTCTAACTGCTTGTAGTATGTGTCTTTAAATTCTCCCATTATACATTCTCCTTGTTGTTGTTATACATTTCTACCCATTCAGTAGTTCTCTGCTCTTCTCGTTCTTGTTGTAATTGTCGTAATGCTATCTGACAACCACTATAGCCATCAAATAGTGATAACGTAGTAAAATCGTGATGTATGTCAGGTAAGTTTTTAAGTATGTGCTTGATAGTAGGAACATTAAAACCATTACCTAGCATCTTGTATCGCTGACTGTTTGATACACAATCTGTATAATTGTCAGGCACACCTTGTAATCTTTCACACTCTAATGGTGTAAGCTTTCGCCATCTCATACCATCTGTAACCACATTATCTTTTTGTACGGTAGTTAAACAATTAGATTTATCATCTTGTCTAACCTCTAGCTTAGTAGTGAATGGTAAGTCTAGCTGATTATCTTTTCGTGTACCATTCTCGTCTAGTCTACGATTAACTATTCTACCCATTGCAACTTTAGGTTCTCTGTGACCGCCTTGCATAGTGGTTAATGTGGGAGATTTACCCATAGGGGAATATATTCTTTTGATGATGTCATAACCTTTGATAGTATCAGCTTCTGCTACTTGTACCATAGTTCTCTGCTTACGTTGTATACTGTTCCACCAAACTGCACCGTTGTACCTAGCGGTTACACAATGTGCTTTACCTTCCTTGTTGGTCATTAAATCGTGAGCAATGCCATCATCTTCTAAGATGTCTTGTAATACGATATTGTCTTGTCTGATTAATTCATCTTGCGGTATGTTTGTCCAATACCATCTCAATCTATTTTGTGCTGAACAATCTGCACTATTATAGATATATGGTTTAACACCTAACTCGCTAGAGATTATATCCTGATACTCTTGTTTCATTCTAACATTCTCAAGTAAGAAGTATTTAGGTTTAAGTTTATTCAATAGCCTAACATATTCAAAGAATAAGTTTGACCTTTCGCCATGAATCAATCCCTTGCCTAAGCCTGCGAATGAAACATCTTGACATGGCGAACCGCCTACTAATAAATCTACTGTTGCAGTACCGCCTTTAGTATTCATTAATGTATCAATCTTTTTAACATCTCCTAATTGCCATGTATTAGGAAAGTTATTTTGTGTTACCTTTATGGCATACTTATCTATTTCACTCGCATAGTACTTCATTACTGATACTCCCTTATATTAAATCCCATTCCATTCTGCTCTATATATCTCTTGCCTAAGAATTTAACTCTACTCTTTAATTCTTCTATAGTCAAATCTTTAACATCGCTAGAACCACCTTCATCATCACAACTAAGGATAATAGCATTACCGCTGACTATATACTTATTATCTAACTCAACATAATAATTATATTCTTTTAGATTGCCTTCCTCGTCTGTCCATATGTCATTACCATTTAAGTTATACGGATATAGTTCTAACATTCTACAGTTAAGTAACTCTTGTTTATGCTCATAGCCTTTACAATCTATCTCAACTATAAGTTCATCTTTGGCATTAATTAAATATGCTTTCATCTTATTATAACTCCTCATTTAAATTGTTATCTAAAAAATTTTTTAACTTTAATTTACGTTCTCTGTCCCAAACATCTCTAATAAGATAAAAGGTTCGCATTATATTCTTTTCGTGTGATGGTATTTTATCCCATATTAAAGAGTTATAGCCATTTTCCATGTGGTCTTTTTGATTGAATTGATAGCCTTCGCCCATGTCTTCTTTAGTCTTCCAATGTTTCATAATCGTATTCCTCATTTGGTTTGTTTTCAGTTATTACGTCTATTTCTTCTATTGGTAGTAACTCGCTTTCCATATCATATAATATGTCTTTAAAACTTTTCAAGTGTAAATTATCAATATCATTCATTTATTTGTCCTTCCTTAAATTGTTAACATTATAAAACATGGATTGCATTAGTTGTTTTGTCTTTCGCTTGTCTTTTCTATCCCTATGCCAATCCCTATTTCTCTTCTTGTCTCTTGATTGCTTTTCTATTCTCTGCTCTTTCATAACTGCCTTTACCTTTCCTATTCTTTATTATTTGTTTTCTCTTTTTGTTATAGGCTAATGCTTTAGCTATTGGATTAATAAATTTAAATTGCATAACATTATCCCCTTTATTCTGATATAGTAGTTGTATTTCATATTACAACCCTTGTACACCCCCCATGACCGTATTTATTTTTTCGTGTGATATTTTTGCAACAACCCCCCACCCCCATGACCGTAGGAAAATTATATAAAGCAATCATTTGACTGCTTCATATATTAAATTATCTTCTAATTTATCTGAATGTTTATAACACCTTAAACAATCTTTGCATTTTTGACCGCTACAATTTTGTCTACTTACATAATCCATTTTTAAAACATTATTAAAAACTTTATCAAAATTATGCGGTATTTTTTCAAGCGGTTTATTAACATTAAGATTAGAATATATAACTATTAAGTTTTTAGGTTTAATCCTATCATTAAAAAATTTAGTAATTATCTTTTTTTGTTTAGTCCAAATTGCAAAAGTGCAATGCGGATTATATTCTGCAATTCTACAAAAGTTTTCAATCATAGTATAATCATTATACTTTTTAATTATATTGCCTTTATGGTCGCATTTAGCGGTTAATAAATCACCATGATGTAAAAACCGTTCATATACTTTTAAAGTTAAGAATTGTTTTATTTCATTTTCATCTAATAATTTTTCCGCAAGTATTTCATTTTTATTTAATGCATTTTGTGTAGATTTACGATAACCTTTTAAAGATTTTTCACTATAACAAACTCCGCAAATATCTATAGTAAAACCTGCTTCTTTATTTTTCTTTTTAGCTTCCGTATATCTATCATAACAAAATTTATTAGTAATTGTATTAGTACCGTAAGCTTCAAAATCTTCAAGTTTACCTAGTAATTTAGATTTATGAAAATTAACTTTTTGCATTTTACACCCCATGACCGTAGTTTATATAAAAAAATTTAAGAATATTTATAGCTATAATAATTAAACTATAGCTATAAATTTATTAATTGTTTAGCTAATCAATTAATTAGATATTAACTTATAAACCGCAAATTTTCCAAAATTACTTTTTTCTATTCTTTTATTGCCAAGTAATTTCTGCTTTTTAACATCTAATATTCTAGCAGATAATCTATTTATATTAGAAAACTTGCCTTGCGTGATAGCTTCTAAATTAAAAGCTTCACGTTGATTTAAGCTTCCAAACAATTCAAGATATTTAATAACTTGTTTATTTTGGTTTAAGTGATTGTAAGTATAATTTTGTGTTTTAGTATTTTGCATAATATTTTCCTTCTATGCTATTTATAAAGTTTTATTAAATAATCTAAATGATTAACCTTTATATCTTTTATATAATACCTAGTTTTATTATTTCAAGTATTATACAAATTATTTTTTATTCTTTTATTTCTTTCATGTATTCTTTTTAAATTATTATTAGTACGTATTTTATTTTTTATTTCATAATATATTACTAGCCATAAAGGCAACGTAAAAAAGATTATTACTAATAATTGTATATATATATTTTTATCATTCATTATATTAAACCTTTTTATCTTTTATATAATTTTCAATTATCTTTTTTTCTTTCTGTTTTTTCATATCCTCAATAAATTTTTCTAATACTAATTTTTCAGCTGTAATATAGTCTAATAAATTATGAATATATTTTATTCTACTATTTTTATTATCGTATTTTTCAATAGTAGTAGCTTTATAAATTAATGCTGATTGTATTATTTGCAAATCTTTATCATTTAAATTTAATCTAATCATTTTTTTAAACCTTTTCTAATATACCATAAGCGGTATTTTCATTTACTTGTTTTTTCGTATTGCTATCTAAATTATTATAAAACTTATCATGTAAATCTAATAGACTATTTATTTTAGATTGTACTATTTTAAACCTATCATTAATAGTATTATAAGCGTGTTCACGATTGTTATATAAAGCTTTAAACCTATGTGTTCTTAACCTTCCTTCCTCAATTCTATAATCTTCAATTTGTTTTAATAGTGTATGTTTTATTAATTTGTATTCTGTAAATGATAACATTTTTTAAACCTTATTTAATTAAAATATATTATCTATATAATTCGTAATGATTATTAATTCAATAGATTTAATAAAATAATTATTTGATATGTAAATATATATATATGACCGCTTCTTATTTTATACACCGCCATTTTAAATGCGGTGGTATTCTGCAAATCATTATATTTTAATACAATTAAATAAATAACTAATTATTAGTTAGTTGTTTATATTACATAACTAATTGATTTTATTAGATATTTTACATTATTAATTATTATTTTTATTGATTAACGTTATTTTATTACAATTTTTGACCTTCCCTTTATGTTTTATCGGCTAGTTAGCAGCCCCATGCAGCAGCCACTAGGGGGGGTCACGTATATATGCTTGGAGAAATACACAGATGGGAAATATAAAGTGTTAACCACTTAGGTAACTCATCTCATATATACATAAAGTGTGACATATTTATCACACGATAATATTTATTTTATTTTGCCCTATTGACAAGCTGACCAAAATCGAGTATAATTAGGTCATATCATATAAATGATACATATAACTGTTTATAGAATAAAGATGATAAAGACACTTACATGAACATATAAATGTAAACACTTAAATGAACAGTATTAATTAATCTCCGTACTAATATAAAAAAGATACTTGACAATGAAACGAAAATCAGTACAACTATACACACCAGAGAATATGTTGGAAGCATTTTATTATGCCATTCATACTAACACATTAAAGAATTTACATATACCCCACAGTTCCGTGTTTTATGTACGTGCTGCCATTGAAGCTGACACAGGTGTACGATATACATTAAAGCACGTGGAGACTGCAATGAAAGCAGAGGGGATGATAAATTAATGTTTGAAGCATATGTACTTGTATGCATGATTGGTAACTCAGATGTGTGTCATACATTGAAAGATTTGGAAGGTCCATATAAAACGAAGCAGGAGTGTATAGTACGTACCTATGAAATGGCTGCTGACCTACCAGACTATATGCCTACATTCCAAGCCTTGAAGTATAAGTGCTATGAGGACAAAGATTCAGATAAGATGAGAATATAAACTATGGCACATGAAAATAGACGAGCAGCGTTGCTCAAGAAACATGGACTAAAGGGTGTGAACAAACCTAAGAGAACACCTGACCACAAGACTAAATCACATATGGTGTTAGCTGCCGAAGGGCATAACATGAAGCTTATTCGTTTTGGACAACAAGGGGTAAGTGGTGCTGGTAAAAATCCTACTTCAGCGAAGGATAAAGCACGTAAGAAGAGTTATTATGCTAGACATAATGCTCAAGGTAAACCCACTACTAAGTTATCAGCTAAATACTGGTCACATAAAGTAAAGTGGTAACAGGAGAATAAAATGGCACTACCTCTATTATTTATCGTAGGACAGGCACTCGTAAGAGCTGCAACACCTACAATAGCTTCAGCTATCCGTTCACAAGGCGGAAGAGCAGTTAAAAAACTAACAAAGGCTTTGACTAAGAAATATGGTCAACCTAAGACTATGAGCAAACTACCTAAGATAACAGCTAAACTAGGACAGAATAAAACAACAGGTACATCTGTTACAAAGCCTAGTGGTAGTGGCGGTAATGTTACAAAGCCTAAGTCTACAGCAATAAGTAAACCAAATAAATCGCCTAAGAAAAAAGTGTTTGAAGGTGAAGTGATACCACCTAAAAAGAATGTTAGTACTAAAGTAAATACATCTAAACGTAAAGGTGAAACTATTGAAGGTACAACCAATAAACCTTTGAAAGTAGGCGGTGCAAGTAAATTAAAAACACTTGGAAGTGTGACTGCACAAATAGCAGCAGATAAACTAGGCACAAAGAGTGGTGTAAAGAGTACAAACCTTAGTGCAAGTGAAATGCCTAAACCAAGACCTAAAAAGAAAAAGAAGACTGACTTTGGTATGGGTAGAGTGGACAGCCTGTCAAAAAGTAAAGTTAGAAGAACAGACAATATGGAAGGCGGAACTGCTCCTGTAAAAATGAAGAAGAAAGATACAGTAGCTAAGAAACCTAAGAAAGCACCTTCAACTAAAGTTAAAAAAGAAGAACTTAAAAAAGTAGTTAAGAAGAAAAGAAGTAATATAAGTAATTCATCTTCTTACGATGCTCAGTTTACATATGACGAGTTAAAGAAACGTGGCGGAGAAAAGTTTGCTAAAGGCAGAATGTCTGCTAAGAATTATGCAAAAGTAAAAAAGAAATAGGTGACACATGAAAAAGAAAGATGGAATAGCTATTATTATCATGGGTGGTGGTAGAAAACCTAAAGATACTAAGAAGAAAACTAAGATGGCTTATGGTGGCAGTGTAGGTGGCAAACAACATATGTACTCAGCAGGTGGTTCAGTCACTGATAATGCAGGGTTACTTGCTTTAAAAAAAGCTAGTCCTGAAGCCTACATGAACATAAAGAAAAATGGCTAGAAATTATAAAAAAGAACAAAAGTATGATTCTAAGCCTGTAGTAAAAAAGAAACGAGCCAATCGTAATCTTGCTAGAAGGATTATGGAACGTAAAGGTCTTGTTAAAAAAGGTGATGGTAAGGATGTACATCACGTAGGGGGTAATGCCCTAAAAAAGAAAAGTAAATTTAGTGTAGTGAAAGCTTCAACTAATAGGTCATACAAGCGAAATAAAAACGCAGGTAAAGTAAACAGGAGTGCTTAAACAATGATGAAGAAAAAAACAAAGTATATGGCTAAAGGTGGCATGAAGAAGACTAAATACATGGCTAAGGGTGGAGCAGCTAAGAAGACTAAGATGTACTCTCGTGGTGGAGCAGCTAAACGTAAGTAATGTCATATCTTATAAGTAACGTACCACATTTTAAATGTTGGGTACGTAAGGAGTTCACTTGTAATCATATGAATTATCACGGTGAATACCTACACGCACTAGCTTTCGCAGTTAATACCATACCTGATAGGTCACTAAGTTTTCAGGTAGTCTTCACAGGTTGTACAGAAGATGACAATGTACACGGTGGTGCAATGTGGGCAAGGATGCCAATACAAGCACTTGTAGCCGACATACCTGTAGATGAATGGGCAGAGCCAATGGAAGACCACTTATGTCAACCTTGGGATTGTGAATCAAGAAACCATAGTGTCATAGTGATGGACAGAGTTAGTTCTAGTCCGTGGTTATGTAAGATAGGCAATGAGTTCTACACAGCTAAGTATATGTTTACTGTTGACTATACAGACAGTGACATAGCAGATGACCCTGCACAGCATAAACAGTCACACGTGATGTACTTGTTGGATGCAGGAAAATGGACAGGCAACATTGTTGCACTGCCAAATAACAGAGTAAGAGCTACAAGTCCTGCTCTGTGGGTTACAGGAGAAGGAGCACCTGACTTTGCACCATCACAGTGGACACACTCGGCAGAATCACATGAATCTTACTTAGACCCATTCACTACGTTTAATAATCTATATGAGGATAGAGATGCGAACAGCGAAACCAAAAGCAAAAAAAGTAATAAAAAAAGTAGTAAGTAAATTAAAGAAAGCTAGTAAGGCACATGCAGGTCAAGCTAAAACTTTATCAGCTTTAAAACTAAACAAGGGTGGAAGCACAGTCAATGCTGCAGGGAATTATACCAAACCTACAATGCGTAAGAACATATTCAATCGTATCAAAGCAGGTGGTAAGGGGGGTGCTCCCGGTCAATGGTCAGCCAGAAAAGCACAAATGGTCGCATCAGCCTACAAAAAAGCAGGTGGTGGATATAGAGGATAATGGCAAAAAAGAAAAAGGCAGACCCTAAAGTTGGCACAGGTAAAAAACCGAAAGGTAGTGATAGACGATTATACACGGATGAAAACCCTAAAGACACAGTTAGCATCAAGTTTGCCACGGTCACCGATGCCAAAGACACCATTGCAAAAGTTAAAAGAATCAATAAACCATATGCGAGAAAGATACAAATACTTACTGTCCTTGAACAACGAGCCAAAGTATCTGGGAAGAGGGAGCAAGCAGCTCTCGCAAAAAGAGCAAAAGAACAATTAAAAAGGAAACACGAGAATGACAAAAGAAAAGTGTGATACTTGTGAGTGTTACGAATGTGACTGTGACGAATGTAATTGTGAATGTCACGAAGATAAGGTAGCAGAAAAAGGTAATGATTGAGTTTGTGTTAGTGTTTATGATGGGATTAAGAGTAGTAGACCAAACACAAACCTTTGAAGACATAGATAGATGCTTGTACTTTGCAGAGAGATTACACAAGCAACCGTCAGTACCACAGTTGGAAGGAGCTAATCTACAGATAACAGCCTACTGTAAACCTAGAAGGAAAAGATAATGTTAGCAGAACTCGCAGCAGCAAATGCAGCCTTTGGTGTAATCAAGAGTTTTATATCTAACGGTAAGGAACTTTCAGGTTGTGCTAAACATATATCAGATTTTGTATTTTCTAAAGAAGCCATAGAGAAAAACCTTAAAAAGAAAAAAGCTAAAGGTATAGGGGGTGGAGACTTAGAAGAGTTCATGGCTCTTGAGCAGATAAAAGAAAAAGAAGAAGAACTCAAGAAGATGATGATATATCTAGGTAGACCCGGATTGTGGCAAGACTGGCAACAGTTTCAAGCAGAAGCAAGAAAGTCTAGGCGTTATCAAGAAAAGATGGCAAAGAAACGTCAAGAAGAGATAATGGAATATGTAGGATACAGTATAGGTTTCATTGTCATTATATTCTTTGCAGGATTAGCAGCTTGGTTTGTAGCTAAGTGGACAGGTAGATTATAACTCCATGTATAGGCATCTGCACGTTGCAAGAGAATGTCTGCATAGGATGTAACAGAACAATAGAAGAAATTAAGGAAGCATATGAAAGCACCACAAAAGTCACTAGCAAACTGGACAAAGCAAAAGTGGAGAACTAAAAGTGGTAAACCTAGTACACAAGGGTCAAAAGCTACCGGTGAACGTTATCTACCTGAAGCGGCAATTAAGGCTCTTTCTCCCAGTGAATACGCCGCCACTTCGGCTGTTAAACGCAAAGCAACTAGAGCAGGTAGACAAGTGGCTAAACAACCCAAAAAGATTGCTAGAAAAACGGCGAGATTTAGATGAGAAAAGACAAATTGTACTTAAACTTGGCGAAGCCGCTGCTGAAGCTAGGAAACTATCTCTTCAACAAGCACGTGAAAGCTCTAAGAGAAAAACAAGAAAAAGAAGGAACTAGGAGACTATAATGGATAACATGATATTAGATGCGTGGAATGAACTTAGTTACGTTGAAGGTGTTTTATTCACAGTGTGGTTATTTGTTCTGTACTATGGTAAGTGCTGGATAGATGCAAAGTTTAATAAAGAAGCTTGTAATTGTATAAGATGAGTGTAGAGACGTTTTTAAAATGGAAGATACTTCCTAGATTTATGATGTTAGCTAGTACAGTAATGTCATGGAGATGTGCTGAATGGTTTATGGACTTAGATACACCGACTGCAGCACAGTCAGCTTTTGTATCAGTAGTTATGGGTGTGATGACAGGTGTCTTTGGCATTTGGATGGGTCACGAACATAAAGGAGACAACGATGTTAACAGCATTAATAGGACCAATCGCAAACCTCGCTAGTTCTTGGATGAGTAGTAAGGTTGAGAAGGTCAAAGCAGATGGTCAGGCTAAAGTAGCACAAGCTAGAGCTAAAGCAGTTGTAGCTGAGAAAGTTGCTACAGGTGAAGTGGCATGGGAAAAATCTATGGCAGATGCTTCAGATAATTCTTGGAAAGACGAATTTGCCTTGATTGTTTTGTTATTACCTGCTATACTTGTATTTATACCTAGCATGACAGAATATGTAAGAGTAGGCTTTGAGGTATTGAATACACTACCTGAGTGGTATCAGTATCTTTTGTTTATAGCAATTAGTGCATCCTTTGGTATTAAAGGTGCAGGTCAGGCTATGAAGATTATGGGGAAGAAATGAACTTAATAAAACTACAAGACGAAATATCAAAAGACGAAGGTATAAAGTATGAAACATATAGATGCTCACTTGGACATTTAACAGGGGGTATAGGACATCTTATTACTGAATGGGATGAAGATATTTATTCAGGACCTATAGGAACTCCAATACCAAATGAACAAGTGAATGACTGGTTTGCGAAAGACATAGAAACAACTATAAAAGATTGTAACCTATTATTTTCGCAATTTGATAATCTGCCTGACGATATACAACACGTATTAGCTAATATGTGTTTTCAATTAGGTAGACCTAGACTATCCAAATTTAAAAACATGATTGCTGCCGTAGAAGATTTGGATTGGCATAGAATGGCAGACGAGATGGAAAACTCTCGTTGGTTTAAACAAACACCCAATAGAGCTAAACGTCTAATAGCAATCGTTGATAGGCAGTATCATAGAGAGAATATACCAGTATGAGTAGAGAACTAACTGAAAGACAACAAAAGTTTTTAGCAGTCTTATTTGATGAAGCTAATGGTGATATAATAACTGCTAAAAAACTAGCAGGTTATTCTGACACATCAAACACTACAGATATAGTAAAGTCCATGAAGGATGAAATACTAGAAGCTACGCAGTTGTTTATGAGTAGGAACGCACCTAAAGCTGCAATGGCTATGGTCGGTGGCTTATATGACCCTACAGAGCTAGGTCTAAAAGATAAGATGATGGCAGCTAAAGAATTACTAGACAGGACAGGCTTAGTGAAGACTGAGAAGATGCAAGTAGAAAGCACTGGTGGTGTTATGCTATTACCTGCAAAGAATGATGGATAGAAGTGTAGGCAAGTGGAAGTTACCACAACCAACAGACTTAAAAGATGAAGAACAAAAAGAATGGATACAGATACCACGAATAGCACGTATCATTCCTTTTGGTTACGAATTAAATAAGAAAGACCAAAATTTACTTGACCCCATACCATATGAATTAGAAGCAATAGAGTTAGCTAGAAAATATACAAAACAATATTCCTATAGACAAATAGCAAATTGGCTTACTAAAAAAACAGGTAGAGTAATATCTCACGTAGGGTTAAGAAAAAGGTTAATGCATGAAAAACAACGTAAGGACAAAGCTAGAACTCTCAAAAGATGGTCCGAGTATGCCCAGAAAGCAATCGAAAAGGCGAAAGCCATCGAAGAAGAAAGAACAGGTGCAAGAGCCTAATATACAGGAATTAGATGCTATAGAAGCAGTACCTGTAGAAGAACAAAACGTAATATTTAAACCAAACCAAGGACCTCAGACAGAGTTTCTTGCAGCAGGTGAAAGAGAAGTATTATATGGTGGTTCAGCAGGAGGTGGAAAGAGTTATGCCATGCTTGCAGACCCTTTACGTTACATGGGTCATCCATCATTTAGTGGGTTGCTACTGCGACACACAACAGAAGAACTTAGAGAACTAATATTTAAATCTAAGGAAATGTATCCTCAAATAT